GCGTCCAGGCCCGTAGTGCCGTTCTGCAGCAACTGCTGGATCTCCACCAGGGTGTCGTAGGCGGCGTCTGCTCCACCGAGGATGTCGGCCTTGAGCGCGTCGAGCAGCGACACGATCTTGTTCGACGAGTAGGTGGTGGAGGTGGCGATCTGGTTGTCGTCGATGGCGGTTGCGGAGAGCACCGCCGCCTTCAGTTCGTTGATCGCCGCGACCAGACTCGACTTGTCGGTGGTGGACAGGCTGGCTAGGTTTCCCGCCGTCGCCCGGACGTCGTTGAACTCCTGGGCGACCCGGATGACCAGGCTCTCGATACGGGTGGCAAGACTCATTTGTTCTCCTTGGTTTGAAGGCGACTGCCATCAGCGAAGCCAACGGCTTCGGATGACGCGTCGACCGGTAGTGCGGGCTCCAGAAGCAGCGAGGCCACCGCTGGGGGTGGCCTCGTTCAATTCGATGTCGTGGATGGGCGGTGGCGCATCCGGTGGGGGCGCTACCCCAAGTTGCCGCTCCAACTCCCGCCAGTGGCGTTCCTCGAAGCGGTCCAGTCCCGCCGCCGATGCGGCCGCGCGGGCGTAGACGTAGCAGTCGAGCGCCTCGTTGCGCTCTCGCATCTTTTGCCATTCGCGCACCGGGAATCCGTTGCGGTCGCGGCGCGTGATCAGTTGCTCGGCGCAGAGCTGCTGGATGAACTCGGCGTCGATCTTGGGCAAATGGACGAACCCGGCTGGAAACACCGGGGTCGAGCCGTCCTCGCCCACATCCGCGCTCTTGCGCAGGTTGTTGTAGAACTCCAGCTTGGCGATCCCAACCGCCACCGTGAACACCTTGATGCCTCGGCGCAGTTTCTTGCCACCCTGCGACACATCGATGGCTGTCGGTGTGCCGATCAGTGCGGCACCGCGCGGCACGCCCTTGACCGCCATCACGCGCGGATCGTGGCAGGCTCGCACAAAGGCGTAAGCCTCCTGCGTGGCAAAGCCGGTGTCCAGCGCGAAGCGCGCCAGTGGCATCGCCACCCCCGAGGCGTGCGTCCAGTTCTCGGCCAGCATCGCGGCCAGCGCCTTCCACACCGCGTCCCGTGCGGTATCGCCCATCAGGACTCGGTGCTCGATGAGCCAGGACTCCTTACCGCGCCCAAAGGCCCAGATCGAGGCCTCGATGCGATCCTTCTGGACGTCGGCCGCACCCACCAACAGCAGGCCGCCCAGTGGCACGGTGCCCACGGAATAGTCCTCGCGGCGCTCGACCAGCCGTTGCCAGTCGGGCGCTTCGCCTTCCTCGACCCAGGTCTCGCCCAGCTCGGTGTTCTTGAAAGTCTTGATCGCGGCGGCCGATCCCGACTCCTTGTTGACGGCGGCTTCCCACGCCGCAGCGATGTCACGCCAGGATCGCCAGCCAACGGGGCTGTAGAGCGACGACAGGTGAAAGCCAGCCGTCTTGCCCTGTGCCATCGAACGCCATTCGCCACGCTCCAGCATCCACGTCTTGTGATGCTCGGAAATCGCGGTGTCGCAGGACTCGCAGATGTATGCGGCGGTTTCCGGTTGCCCTTTGTCCCAGCGCAGTTGCTCGAAGCGCAACCATTGCGGGTGGTTGCAGTGCGGGCATGGCACGAAGTAGCGGCGCTGGTCGCTGGCCTCGTACTCGCGCTCGATGGCGGAGGCGCCAGAAATCGTCGGCGTCGACACGATGAAGATCTTGCGCCGGGCAAAGGTGCGTGTGCGCGCCTCGGCCAGCGAGATCGCGTCGCCTTCACCCTCGACGTCCAGCGGATACCCGTCAACCTCGTCGAGGAACAGGTAGCGCACCGGCATAGAGCGCAAGCCTACCGCGCTGTTCGCCCCGGTCATCACCAGCACGCCGCCCCGGAACTCCTTGGCCAGAATGGTGTTGCCCGAGTCGCGCGAGCGCGCCGGGGCGATCAGTTCGACCAAGGCGGACGATTCCTCGATCAGCGGGTCGATCCGCTGCTTGGAGTTGCGCTTGGCCATCTCCACCGTTGGCCAGACGGCCATCATCGGTCCCGGCGCATGGTGGATGACATAGCCAATCCAGTTCGACCCCATCTCGGTCGCGCCGAGCTGGGCTGCTTTCATGAACACCACACGCTCGACCGGCGAGGTCGGCGACAGGCAATCCATGATGGCCTTCAGGTAAGGCGTGCGGCTCGTGCGCCAGCGTCCTGGCTCGGCAGACGCCTTGCTGGAGAGCATCCGGTGGCGATCTGACCATTCCGATACCGTGAGCAGCGGGTCGGGAGTAAGCCCGTCGCGCCACGCCCGTTCGATCTCCTGCGCGCCTTCGTAGTCCATCGTCATCAATCCACGCGCGGGCGCAGCTCGCCCAGCTCAATCAGGTGCTCGCGCACGGCAGCCTCCAGGGCCACGTGCATCTGGTGCGCATCGACACCGAGCGTGGATGCCATCTGCCCGGAGATACGCGCTGGCCAGTTCAACCACGCGTCGCGCTCGATGCGCGCAAGTTTGAACACGTGGGCCACGGCCTGCGCCCGATCCACCAGTTCCTTCTTGCGGTGCGCCAGCTCCACCTTATTGAGCTGGGCTTTGAGCACTTCGTTGACGGTGCGTGCCTGTAGCAGCGATGTCCCGCCCGTCGACAACGGTGGGGTGCCGGGTTCGGGCACCTCACGCTCAGGCAGTACGCGCGCCTTCGCGGGGCTGACTTTCTCCGGCGCTGCCGCCTTGCGGGGTTGCAATGTGTTTTGTGCCCACTGCGCGTCGGCGGTATCCGGATCAATCGTGCCGTCTGGCAGCGGTGTGATCCGCCCGGTGTCGATGGCCTTCTTCACGGCCACGTGCGACACGCCACGGTGGCGCGCGTAGGCGCGAATGGAAAGTCCCATCGTCACCTTCAATCATTTGTTCGTCATGTCCGCAGATTGAGCTTGGCTTCCATCGAGAACAGCGCGTTCATCACGTCACGCCAACCACCCCCGAAAGGAACACGCGATGAGCCAGATCGACACCATCCTCACCCTGATCGCCCAGAAGCATCTCGGCATCGAAACCCTGCAAACCCGCAACGCCGACAGCCTCGACTTCCACGACACGGCGGTGTGGTGCCTCAAGGACGCGCTGGAAGCGGCCTTCAAGGCGGGCGTCGAACTCGGCGCAGCGAGCCCGAAGGCCTCGGAAGCGGAAATCGCCAAGGACTGATCGGAAAGCTGCGAAGCCCCGCGATAAGCGCTTGGCTTCAGTCCCGGACAGCGCGTTCATCACATCGTCATCCACCACCCCGAAGGAGCAGCAAATGACCACCACCAACCTGACCCCGGCCCAACACGCCATCCTGGCCAAGGCCATCAACACCAGCGCAGGCAAGATCGACTGGTTCCCCGACAACATCAAAGGCGGCGCGCGCAAGAAGGTGCTCGACGGGATGTTTAACCGTGCCCTGATCACCACCGACGGCACCGACTGGTTCGTCGCCGCCGAGGGCTACGATGCCCTGGGAATGCCGCGTCCCGGCGTGAACAAGACGGGCATCGGTCAATTCGAAGCCAATCTCGACCAAATCATCGCCAACGCTGAAGGCGCGTCAGCCGCCGCGAGCGATCCCGAACTGGAAGCCGCCGTAACCGCCGCCGAAGCAACGTGGGCCAAGCCGCGCACCCGCGACAACAGCAAGCAAGCCGAAGTGATCCGGATGCTGCAACGCCCCGAAGGCGCAACCATCGGCCAGATCTGCACCGCCACCGGCTGGCAAGCGCACACGGTGCGCGGCACCTTCGCCGGGGCTTTCAAGAAGAAGCTGGGCCTGACCATCGTGTCGGACAAACCGCAGGGCGGCGAGCGGGTGTACCGCATCGCCTGATCAGAAAGATCGAGGAAGAGGCCAAGTGGCGCTTGGCTTCTCAATCGAACAGCGCGTTACTACGGGTGTCGCAACGATCAACCCGAAGGAGCCAGAGATGAACACCACCACGCAGATCCCCGCCACCCAGAACGAAGCCTGGGGCTTTTGGGGCACGATGAACGAACACGCCAGCGCCGCATGGCCCCTGGCGATGACCGCCATCTCGGACGCCACCAGCCAGCCGCTCGAATCGGTTCGGGCCTTCCTCGACAGCCGCCACGGACGCCACTTTGCCGACGACGTCCAGAACGGGCGTTACGAGGGCAAGGCCCTGGCGGACGCGATCAACGCAGCCACCCAACGCTGGATGGGCTGGACGATTGGCCGCCAGACCAGCAAGCAATACGGCATCCCGCGCGGCCTGCCTTACCTGACGGGCTTCGTGATTCACTGCGAGATCGTCGACGAGTCGCTCGCCGCCTGATCAAGCAACGCGCCATCCGCCTCGCGGGTGGCCTGCTTCCCGGTGAACTCTTCCCACCGACGCACGATCACATCCACGTACTTCGGATCGAGTTCGATCAGCCGCGCAACGCGCCCTGACTTTTCCGCCGCGATCAGCGTCGTGCCGGAACCGCCGAAGGGATCGAGCACCACGTTGCCAGGGCGGCTCGAATTGCGGATCGCGCGCTCGACCAACTCCACCGGCTTCATCGTCGGGTGCAGGTCGTTCTTCTGCGGCTTCTTGATGTTCCACACGTCGCCCTGGTCACGGTCGCCGCACCAGTGGCGTGTCGCCCCCTCGGGCCATCCGTACAGGATCGGCTCGTACTGGCGTTGGTAGTCGGCGCGCCCCAGGGTGAAGGTGTTCTTGGCCCAGATGATGAAGGTCGACCATTTGCCACCGGCAGCACGAAAGGCGGCCTGCAGAACATCCAGTTCGCTGGAGGACATCGCCACGTAGATACCGCCCCGGCAATGGGCGACGGTCGGAGTCAGCGCGGCCAGCAGGAAGTCGTAGAAGCCGTCACCCAGGTTGTCGTTGAGGATCGCGCGATCCTTGCCGCGCATCTTGTCCTTGGCGCTGTTGGCGTAGTTCACGTTGTACGGCGGGTCGGTGAAGACCATGTCCGCCACCGCGCCTTGCATCAGCTGCTCGTAGCTCTCGGCCACGGTCGAGTCGCCGCACAGCAGCCGGTGCTGGCCCATGACCCAGATATCGCCCGGACGCGAGATGGGTGTCTCGCTGACCTCGGGTACCGCATCCTCATCGGTCTGGCCCTCGTTGTCCGGCTCGTCGCCCGCGATCAGTTCGGCCAGTGCATCGGCGTCGAAGCCGGTGATGTCCAGATCGAAACCATCGAGCTGCAAGGCTTCCAGTTCGATCCGCAGCATCGCGTCGTCCCAGCCCGCGTTCTCGGCGATGCGGTTGTCCGCAATGACCAAGGCCCGGCGCTGCGTCTGGCTCAGATGGTCGAGCACCACGACAGGCACCCGCTCCAGCCCGAGTTTCTGCGCAGCGGCCAAGCGTCCATGCCCAGCAACAATGATGCCGTCACTGCCTGCGAGGATCGGATTGGTGAAGCCAAACTCGGCAATCGATGCAGCGATCTGCGCCACCTGATCATCCGAGTGCGTCCGCGCATTGCGGGCATAGGGCAGCAACTTGGCGGTCGGCCACTGTTCGATCTTGTCGGCCAGCCAGTTCATGCCACCACCTCGGCATCCGGGGTGGTGGCGCGCTCAACGGCGACCTGCTCGAAGGACTGACCGGTGGCGATCAAGGTGACCGGTATGCCGGGGTGGTTCTGCTGGAACCGCTTGATGGCCACGTCCACGTACTGCGGGGCGATCTCCACGCTGCAGCAGATCCGACCGGTGCGCTCGGCGGCCAGCATCGTCGTGCCGCTGCCGCCGAAGGGCTCAAACACGATGTCGCCCGCGTCCGTGTAAGCCTCGATCACGAATTCCGGCAGCGCCACCGGGAACACGGCCGGGTGGTCAATGTCCTGGCCGATCTTGCCCTTGTGGCGCATCACGCGGATCACCGAGTCGGGGATACGGGTGTCTTGCGTCGGCAGCCCCTTGTGCGTCCAGCCGCCCACCTCGCCATCCTTGCCGCGCATCGCGGTGGACGACCCGTCGGCGCGCAGGTGGGATTCCTGGCCTGCGTGCTTGCAGGGGACGATCTTGTTCGGCTTACGGCTCTCCCGGTTGAAGTGAAAGACGAACTCGAAGCTCGGCGCGAAGCGGCCTGCCCAGTCGCCGGGCATCCCCGGCCCCTGATCCCAGACGTACCACGCAAAGCGCCGCCAGCCCTGCTGGCGCATCCAACCCAGCCAAGCGTCCCAGTACGGGATCACTTCGTTATCGCGGTGGATGAGGCCCAGGTTGACCAGCACCTGACCGTCGCCTGCCATCGGCAGG